ATATTTTATCAAGCACATCAAATACTTTTTATCTTACAGGTGTTCAAATGGAAGTAGGCGAATATACTTCTTCTACTATACCAGATTTTCAACATGAAGATTTTGGAGATAACTTAGCTAGGTGTCAAAGATATTTCTTTAAAAATAATAGTGTTGCTAATATGCCTATGGCAAGTGGTGTCTGTAATGGCACAACAAATGCAAGAGCAGTTTATTATTTTCCAAAAACAATGAGAGCAAATCCTTCTTTAGATAAATCTTCTAGTACAGATTTTAAAGTTCAAATTGGTGGCTCAGTACATGATACAACAAATGTAGCTTTTTATTATCAAAATTTAAATCAAGCATTATTATATGTTGATGTATCATCTGGTCTAACTGATGGAAAAGGTTGTTTAGTAATAGATGATGGTGGCTCAAATATTTTTATATCTGGGAGTGCAGAGTTATGATTAATACAGTAAAAAAATTAAATGTAGATGGAGTTTTTTCTAACTCATATTTACTGACTTTAGAAAATGGTAATACATTGTATGTACCTAAAGACGAAGCTAACACAGACTATCAAAATATTCTTCAATGGGTAGCAGATGGTAATACAATACAGGAGGCTGATTAATGACCTATGTAGGTGCAGTACCCACAACTGGAGATTTTAAAAAATTAGATGCGATAACAGCTAGTGCTACTGCTACATATAATTTAAGGCAAGGTGGTGTTGCAGTATATCCTCAAAGTAGTTCACATTGTTTAGTGGTACTAAACGGAATTTTACAAACAGGTGGCAGTAGTTTTAATATCGTAAATGACACAATAGTTTTTGCAGAAGCCTTAACATCAAGTGATGTAATAAATCAAATCCTAGTATTAGGTAATGTTAATGATATTGGTGTACCAAGTGATGACACAGTATCTACTGCAAAGATACAAGCAGACGCAATCAATGCAACTAAGATAGCAGACGATAGTATCTCAGATGAACATTTAGATATAACAGCAATCACAGGTCAAACAGCAATTACCTCTTTAGCAGATACCGATAAGTTTTTAGTATCTGATGCAAGTGATAGTGGTAATCTTAAATATGTAGAGAAACAATATTTACCAAAAGGTACTTTAGTAGAAGTAGCACAATCAAGTATTGCGGCTGGGTCTAGTGTAGCGGCAGTTGAGTTTTCAAATATATTTTCTTCTAGTTATAATACTTACTTTGTTAGAATGAGTAAAATTAGATTTGTTGGAGATACGAGTTTACAAATGAGATTTTATTCTGACACAGGAACTACTGAATATACTGGTTCTTATTATTATTATGTTCGTTATGGTCTTGAAGTTGGAGGAAGTAGAGAAGATAATACGGGAAATGGGTCAGACAGATTATATCTTTGTGCAACTTTAGATTATAACCAACCAGCAGATGGTGGATCAACAGGATTTTTTTACATTGATAATCCACTTGCAAACGATAGTTTTTCTGTAAATGTAACAGGTCAATTTGGTTATCGTAATAATAGTGATAAATTTAACGGAATAAATTTTGCTGGTAAATATAGTGGTAGTTCAGCAAGATATGGATTTAAACTATATGGCTCAAGTAATGTAGAGTACGCAGATATAACAGTTTACGGAGTAACACCATAATGAAAGCATGGAATAATGGACAATTAAGAGAACTATCGGCTGAAGAAATTGCAGTTATAGAAGCTGATAGAAAAGCATGGAATGATGCAAGCGCAACTAGAAAACTTGCACATATAAAAGAAATTAGATTACAAAAATTACAAGAAACAGATTATCTTGCTATGTCAGATAATACGATGCCAGACAACATAAAGACATGGCGACAATCTTTAAGAGATATACCAGCTAACCATACTGATGAAAACGCATACGACTTATTACTAGCAAGAGATAGTGATGGAAACTTAACACATTCAATTTGGAGTAAACCATGAGCTTAGTTAAATTAAATGCAAGATCAGCAACAGCTTTAGATGCAACAGTATTAACTGGTAATTTACCAGCTATTAGTGGTGCTAGTTTAACTGGCTTATCTAGTGGACTAACAGTAGGTGACCAATGGAGAGTAAGTTCTGCTTTTGATGGAGCAGCTAATCCTCCTACAGCGTGGGAAAGAGTTGATACAAGTGGTCAAGGTACTTTAGGAAGTGCCATGACTGTTAGTTCTGGGTATTTTTCATTTCCTTCAACAGGAATTTATTTAGTTCAAGCACAAAGACAAGGATATTGTCCAAATAAAGCAGCTAATATTCATATACTTTTAAAAGTAACTACAAATAATTCAAGTTATACAACAGTTTCACAAGGGTATGGTAAAACACAACCTAACTCACAAGACCCTTCAAACAATGACCATTATACAGTTACAACATCTAGTCTTATTGATGTTACTGATACAAGTAATGTAAAATTTTGGTGTGGTTTTTCACATTATGGTAGTGTTAGTAGTTTAACAACTGTTGGAGACACTAACCAAAATAATAGTTTTGTTACAATTTTAAGATTAGGAGATACATAAAATGAGACCAAATCATATTGAACAAGCATTGTGTAAGATGCACGATAACCAATGGTTTATATGGACAGATAGCAATAATAAAATTTATGCTAATTTAAGATTAAATCCTAAAATTGGTGTTGATGGTAATATCGTAGATAATCCAGTAACAGAATTACCAACTGAAACAGCAGTAAATACAAAACTTACAGAACTACAAACAGCTTGGGATAATGCAAATGATTAATCCTTGTTGCGAAGATGGAAAGTGTATTTGTGGTAAATGAAAACATTATTCATACTACTAGCTGCAATAACTTTTATTGCTGTATCAACTGACGTAAGATCTGATGATAACAATGCCACCAATACATCTGGCAGTAATACAATCATAGACGGAAATTACGAAACAACTAACAACAATACATATCAATCTGGATCATCTAATGACACGACTTCTACAACGACTAACAACACAACCAACTCTACAAGTAATAAGTCTACTATACCACCTCCTAGTGCCAACGCACCTTCGTATTCAAGTATGTCTCAAGATGTGTGTAGCATGGGTGTTAGTGGCTCTGTTACTACCAGCCTTGTTGGGGTTAGTGGGGGTCGTCATTTCGTGGATACCAACTGTGAACGAATTAAATTAGCAAAAGTAACAAAAGATTTTGGAATGTCTGTGGCAGCTGTGTCAATACTGTGCCAGGATGAAAGAGTGTTTGCAGCGATGATGATTTCTAATACTCCTTGTCCAGCACCAGGTGGATTGCTTGGAGATGCAGCTATTAAATTTTGGAAAACATATCCAAAACTAAGACCAGATTATGAAACATATATTAAAAATGAGGAATACATGGCATCCATTAGGATTGAAGAAATGTGTAAAGATTGCAACGATCCTTTTGAGCCTATTTCTCTCCACGACAGGTAAGAGTGAAACTGTAAACACAGGAAACATATTAACCAATTCTACGTTTGGTACTGGTACTACTTACGATACTACTGGCTGGACAATAGATGAGCATACTCATGGTCATAATAATATGGCAGCTGGTGGTGGTAATAATCCTGGTGGATCGGTAGCAGCAGAAGAAAATACAATTATAAGTCAAACTGTTTCTCTGGCAGATGACACTAATATGATTACCGAAGAAATACAAAGTGGGTGGTCATCAACTCTATCTGCTGATCTTTGGTTTTGGAATGACTATGATAATACAGTTACTTTAAAACAAACAATAACTGGATCGGATGGAACGACATCAGTTAATCAAAGAATTATAGAAGATACTGGATGTGGATCTATAAACTGTGGTCAGTTTGTTAATTATAGTGATACTTATATTCAAGGTGTAAACACACAAACAGATTTTGATATTAAAGTTGATGTTACAAACACCAATAGTCTTACTGGTCATTGGGGAGCAGATATTGATGATATAGAATTATCTGTTTCTTATACAAAATACAATCCTATTACTAATGACATCCAAGAAGATTTAGATACCATTGATGATATTAATTTTGATTATGAAGAAATAGATTTTGCTATACCAGAAGAAATATGGACAGATGTTTGGACAGATTTTGAGGATGTATTCATAGAAGAAGAATTATTTGAAGAAGAATTTGAAACAATATTCCTAGAGGAGTTTGAGGACTTTGAGGAATTTGAAGAAGCTGCATTTGAAGAATTAGAAGTACCAGAAGAATTTGAAAGTTTCTTTTCGGAAGAATTTACCGATGAAGAAATGGAAATAATAGAGGAAGAATTTGCAGATGAATTTACTGATGAGATTATGGATGAAGTTGTGGAGGATGAACCAACCGAACTCTCCGAAGCCAAAGAAGAAGAAATCATTGAAGAAGCAGCCAACGAAGAAAAAGAAGTTGCTAGTAAAGAAGAAGAAACAAAAGAAGAAATAACTGAGGAGAAAGATAATGAACCAATTACAGAAGAAGAAACCAAAACCGAGAAAGCCGAAGGGGTACTAAAAGAAGATAAAGAAGTTGAGGTTGCTGAAACCAAAGATAATAAAATTAACATAGAAGTTAATGATAATGTATCGGTAGTAGTAAAAGAAATTTCTTTATTCGATAATGGTAATCAATTAGCTGCTTACGATAATACAGATTTTTACCAGCCAGAAACTATTTATTCTGATGTTGATAGTGCTTTGTTTATCCAGGCAGATCTATCCATTTATAACAAGGGTATTTATCTCAACATAGGATTAGATAATTATATTTCTACTGATCCAGTTGGACAGCATGAACAAAAATTATACGAGATTAAAGTAAACAAAATACAATTAATGATTGAGTTGCAAAAGTTAAAGGAATTATTATGATACAAAAACTAACTAACTACGCATCTATTATAGGTGTCATTGGTGCTATTGGTGGTGGCTTTTATGCCTGGGGAGAGTTTAATACTCGACTTGATGGTATAGAAAATAAAGAATTTGTTGTTAATGAAACAGTTGATCTTGCTCCAGTTAATGAAAAGATTTCTGATTTAGAAGTAGAAATATTAGATCGTATGTCAGCACTAGAAGATGAGTGGATGGCTAGAGATAATGATAGTAACGATGATATATTAAATGATATTGCTGGAGTTCAATTAGAAATAAAATCTTTAATAGATAAAATGGATAATGCAGATCGACAGCTGCAACTAAATATTGTCGAGTTATCAGATAAAACTTTTAAAGAGTTTGGTAAGATGAGAGATCTTATTAATGAATTAAATAAAAAGATTGCTATTGCTGAAAAGCAAAGTGAATTAAATAAAATATTAATTGATGAAATAAAAGCTGAAGCAAGTAATCCTTTAGGTGGGTAATGTTTAATATCTTTGCAACAATCTGTTTTTTACAATTATCTTCTTTGCCAACAGTTTGCATTTCTAATGGTTACATCGCTATTGATTTTGAAACAAAAGATGAGTGTTTATTAAAAAGAAATATGCTTGTTGAACAAATAGATAGAGATTTAAAATTTAGAAATGTATCAATGTTTCTTTCTTGCCATGAAAAAATAACCTGGGAGCAAACAGATGCCTGAGTCATGGGAAAAACAAATTGCTGAATTGCAAACTGACATTAAGCATATGTTGCACAGCCAAGAGATTATGCAAAAGCAAATAAGAGATCTCCAACGCATGAGCAATATGGGTGCTGGAGGTTTAAAAGTATTATTAATTGTAGGAGCTTGTTTAGCTGCGATGTACACCTGGATCAGATTATTAGATTAGTTTGTCTTATTCTAAAATTGCCAAAGGTATGCAATCTGAATTTATTGCTGCTGCTTGGTTATCAAAAAAAGATTATACAATTTATTGGAAAACACAGGACAATGATCCAATAGATTTAGTTGCAGTTCATAGAGTTACTGGAGCTGTAATTAAAATAGATGTTAAAACAGCATCTATAAGAAAGACCTGGAAGCCAGGCACTTTGATTACAAGAACACAATCAAAATATCAAAAACAATTAGGTGTTAAGATCCTATATGTTTTCAAGAATGGAGAATGCAAATGGAAAAAATAAAATATTTTTGGAACGGACTTACTAAAAGAGGGAAGCTTCTTACAGTATTTCTTATAATTGTACTTGCTGTAATTGCTTACGGACAATTCTAATGTGGCAATTACTTTTAAAACCTTTGATGGGTGTCGCTGGCGATGCCGTCAAGGGTTTTGTAGAAACTAAAAAAATTAAAAGTGAAATAAAAATCACAGAAATTAAAGCAGAAAAAAAGAGATTAGAGGACATAGCTGCTGGTAAAATAAAGTGGGAGCAAACAGCTGTTGATCAAATGAAGGGAAGCTGGAAAGATGAATTTGTTTTGCTTGCGCTAATGATCCCAGCAATTTGTGCCTTCATAAAACCTTTACAACCACACATAGCAGATGGTTTTGAAATCCTCTCAACACTCCCTGAGTATTATAAACACCTCTTATATCTTGCGTGCAGCGTGTCGCTTGGATATCGTGCAGCACCTGGAGTAATGGGATTATTTGGTAAAAAGAAGTAAAAAAAAACCCTCATATTTGACCATACAAGGGTTTGTAGCAAGGGGGTAGTGTGTTTATACCCCCCTAAATTTCCTAAAAATATATAAAATGATGAGAGTAAGGATTAAGATATAAATCAATTCAAGTACCCAGCAATTTCATTTTGATCTTCTCTATTCTTATCAAAGTTTACCCATTTACCCCTGACATAATGATCTGAGATCTGTTTACTTCCATGTCCAGCATCAGCCATTATGTTTTTCTTTTTATGTGCAAGGTAATCTCTTAAAGTAATAACAAAGACTCTAAAACTATGAGGATTAATTCTTCCAACAACTCCCAGCTCACTATTAAATTTATTTAGTATTCTATTACTAAAATTGTTTCCCTGAATAATAGTATTTCTACTACTAGGAAATAATAATTTTGTTTCTGGTTTATGCTGCATCAATAATTGTTTAATTAATATTCCCATAGGTTTTGATAAAGCAACAGTTCGCATACCAGTTGATGTCTTTGTTTGATAATGCAGTTCATTGTTACCAGTATTAACTGTTTTGTTAATGTCGATTGTATTCGTTCCAGGATTATAATCAGTAATTAATAAAGGTAAAACCTCCCCACATCTTCCTCCCAGCTCACACATTAGTCTAACCATAACATAGTGTTGATAGTTCCATGATTTCAATTTGTCTAATAAGCCATTGATTTTCTTTAATGACTCATCGAACCCACCCTGAACAATAACTGGATCTTGTTTATTTTCCTCGTAATCTTTTTTAATAGATTTATATTCATCACGATCAACTTCTCTACATGGATTGAATTGATTTCCTAAATTATAATTAAGAGCATATTTAAATAATCTTGTTAATAAATTAAAACATTGTTTATTAGAACGCACACTAAAATTTTCATTCATATGTACATTAATTAAATTTACATCAGGAACAGTAAAATCTTTGACATGAATATCACTAATAAAAATATTTTTTATTTTAATAGTCCACAGCTGCTTTGCACAATAATCATAATCATTAAATGTAGAAGATGATGGTGGATTTTTTCTATTCTCTAAACTTGCTCTATATTTGTTGTAAGTATCTTTAAGTGAAACAAAATCTAATCCGTAAAGATTATTTTTTATTTGCAAATCAATCTCATCTTTTAAACGAGAGCAAGGTATTAATTCTTTTTCAGTAATTCTTTTTTTCTTCTTTGGATTTTCAGCATCTATAATTTCAAAATAATGTTTTTGTCTAGCTGTCCAATAATAAATATTAGTAGTTGAATATCGACTCATTTTCCCTTTCTTTTTTGTTTAGCAACATATGCTATTTATAGTATATATTTTATTTTATTGCAACTGACACTTTCACTTTTGTCAGTTAGTGCTGTCAGTAAATCTGTCAGTTAGTAGTACATATAATGGCGTATTTACTAGGGATATAATGGGATATAAAGGTATATACTAAATTTAAATAATGGCAGAAAACAAGGATAAAAAAAAAAGAGCTTTTGATTAACAGACACTAGCTACCCCCAATAAAACAGCCATAAATCAACACGCTGTCAGTTAATATGTCAATTAACTATTTTAAAATCTCCAAAAACCAAGGTACAAAATCGATTGCTCCTTTACTTTTATTTGAAATGTAGCAAATTATTCTATAAAGGATTTTCAAGTTCCTTGGTAGCACAATGGTAGTGCGTCTGACTGTTAATCAGAAGGTTACTGGTTCGAGTCCAGTCCAAGGAGCCAATTTATTTTTTAGCTTTTAAATATGCTAAACCACAATCACTACAAAAACCAAAACGATCTATAATGGCAGTAACTTCTTTTTTACATCCCTCGGATCTGCACTTTAATGGTTGATTATTTAATGTACCAAGAGCTTTTATAATATTTGGGTGATCTTCTTTTCGCATATCACTTTGTTTGTTACTAGGTAGCCATTTACCTTTTAATTTCATATTGTACCTCCATACGATTCATTTTCATCGTGCATTTCTTCACATTCTTTTAAATGATTATCTTGTAACTCTTTTAAATATTTAAACCATTTTTCAGGACTAACATTTTCATGCAGCATACCAACTGTCCTGGCTATTCTCTTAACTCTAAATCTAATTATCTCATCACTTTCATCAACTTTATAAAAAACAACAAATCCAGGTACATCAAATTTTAATGCTAATTTTTTTGTTAATGTATATGCCTTAAATGTTTGACCAGTATCTTTTGCTAATTCTATAAATGCCAGGGGTTTATAACAATGCTTGCACACTTCAACACTATCAACATCTATCATGGCAATTCCCTCAAACTTACGATGCCATTTACTGTAAGCTTCTTGTTTTAAATTAGAATACCACTCTCTAGCCATCAACAACCTCTACTGATCTTGCATTGTAAGGATGATGTTTAAGTTTATTTCTTTTAATAAGTGCGTGAACTAAACGATGTATTCCTGATTTAGATTTAAGGCGTAACCCCTTCATCATATCTTCATACGATGGAGAATAACCATGCCATCTAATATAACTTTTTATGTATTCAAGAAGTTCAGCTTGTCTTTTTGTCATGCAACATATTTGGGTTCAGCTTGATAAGTTCTTGTCGTAACTTAAAATTATCATCTGTTTTTTTTTCTAGTTGTTGCAGCATAAAATCATTTTGTATTTTTAATTCTTTATTTTCTTTTTCTAATTCGTCTTTACTTGCCATCTTTTTCGCCTTCTAACAAAGTAACGGCTTTCTCAATATAAACAGCAGCATCTAATAATTCCTCAACAGTATTCTTTAAGGCAGCTGTTAATCCCATTTTAGTTTGATCCATTGTATCGCCATACTTCTTAATGCCTACATTGGATCTATTAATCATTCGTTCAGCAATTTTTCTGACTAATGGATCAGGAGCAATCTTCTCAGGAATAGATATTAAATTTTTTGCAGATAGATCTGTCATAATCCTTTTTCCTCAATCCATTTTTCTAATGATCTTAACGAAATAACAAATTTACCTGATATTAATTTCATCGGTAAATCTTCACGATCTTTCAGGTGCAATACTCTTTTCTGTAATGATACATTGTTTAATTCAGGTTGAGATTTAAATAGTATTTTCCCAACCTGAATAGCACCTAAGAGTTGTAGATTATTATTAATCCCAGTTGACATCGTTTATGTTATTATCCTTGCTTTCTTTTGCTGCTTCTCTTGCAACTTTATCTTCCCAAGCTTTCCTGAACGGCATAATCTTTAAAGACAGTATTGGTGTACCTTTTTCCTTTGTAGCACCACTCCACGCTTGAATATGGACTTTTGTACCAGCTTTAATATTAATATCTTCAGTAACTTCCCAGCCACCACTTGATTTATCATCAGGCGAGGAGGGGTTTCCTTCTCTATCTTTTGTAAATAAAAGACTTTCTGCTATAGGAAATTTCTTCCCAGCAGCATTAAATTTTTCTATAAATTCTTTTAAGTCATTTCCAGGAAATGCTATAAAACTTAAATCAGGCATTTGGCGTTAGCTCCTTTATCTTATCGTCATATATTTTTTTAACTTCTTTCTTATTGTTAGAAGCTAATGTTGTTATCCAGCTTTTATAACGAGTTGTAATTTTATCTACTTCTCCAGGAGAGAATGCTTCATTTATATTGGAGGAAAAATGATGAACTTTTTCTGCTATACCTAAATCATCCCATCCTGGAGGTAGTGCCTGATCAAGCTGCGAGCCGTTACTACCCTTATTGGTCTTAATGGCATGATCAGACTTTCCTGACTGTGAATAAACATTGTTGCTGTCAGGAAGCTCTTTTGTTTGCTGTTTAATAGCTATTAGTAATTCATCGCCTGATGGATATTCCCCACCTTGCAGACCTAAATTAGCTAATGCACGACCTATGGATGATGTTTCAGCATTCTCAGCTGCTGATGTTTTATTAACCATCCCAAATCGCCTATCTTCTTCAGCAATACCATTAGCAACTCTATTATCGCCAATGGAAATAGTTGTTTCAGAACGCACATAATGTTGATCTATTACTTGTGTCGTATCTATTTGTGCATTCACTCCAAAATGTTTTCTAAAAATACGCACACGATCTTTTACCATCGTATATTTTTGCTTACCTTTAGTTGGAGATTTTAGTTTTTCATCAATAGCAGCTAGTTCTTTAATAGCAGCTGCCAAGCATTTATTATAATCTACCACCATGTTACATCTTCCAATGTTACTTGATTAATTAATTTAGTTTGTAGTGGTGTCATTTTAGGAGGATTTACTTTTCTCTCCTGACATTCTTTTTTTATTTTTTCTTCACGATCCATGTTTAACCAATCAAGTTTCGTGCAGATAATATTATCTTTAGCTATAAAATTTATTTTATCCATAAGCTCCTTGCTTCTTCCATTTCTTCATCCGACAAATCATTCCAATAAAAACTAGAAAAATCTGGCTGTATGTATTTTGCCAATTCTCTTGGAGAGGAAGATATTTCCAAAAGATTTTGGCGTACAGTCTGAACCATCTGAAAATGCTCCAAACAATATTTTAAAAACTCAGGTCGCATCTTTTCACAGTTATCTTTGTGAAATATTTTGTAGCTGCCTTTTTCAAATCCAGTATGATAAATTAAGTAAATTGGTTTTTTTGTTGCAAAATGATAAAAAGCACATTGACACAAATAATTCCAATCAGGTTCTTTTGGTAATGTAACTTTATTCCAGCTGCGTGTACCATCCTTCTTTACTGCTCCACGCCTTTTCCATTTTGTTTTTAATTCAATGGCATAATTTTTTGTTAATAAATCTGTTTTACCTTCTGTCTTAACTTCTATTCCTGGTATTTGAAATTGACAGTATTCTTCTGTGGTACTGCTTTGTGTAAAAAATTCTATTTCTGTTAATGCATCTATTCCATTCTCTACACACATTGGCAAAAGCTCATGACAAACTTCCCATTGTTCTAACTGATCTCCATGAAAATATATTTTTGATTTTTTAAATAATGTTTTAGCGTGCAACTTTGCAGCAGCTAGTGGATTATCATCTTCTTGTGAATTATAAATATAATAATTGACTCCCTCTTGTGCTGCATTACCAGCGTGGACATTTGGGTTCATTGTTCTTTGTGAACGCCAATCCTTATCTCTAAAAATATAATTGTGCAGCCAAACATCATTTGGCAAGTTGCATTGACTAGGGGAGAAATGACTAAGTTTTACTTTAGAATAATAATCAGGGATAAAATTAAAGTCTGTCATGAACCATTCCTAAACATATTAGGAACGCTTCTATTATAATATCGTAGAATTTGTCAAGGATAATAGAATTATTAAAGTAAATCCATTATAACATCGTCTTTTCGGAGTGATATATCCCACACTTCTACTGGGTACATTTCATAAAATAAACAATCTTTAAGTTCATAATGTTCAACCCACATACCAGATTTATCTCTTTTCATACCCTTAAACCATTGCCATTTAACTTTAAATTCTGTTTTTTTTGGATCTTTATAATCTGTATCTGTCCATTCTATAGGTTTACCAAGATAATATTTATCATCTGTTGCACATTTTATTAATGTATATTTACAAATTAACCAATCACGACCATGTTGTTTTTTATAAATTTTATTTTTTTGATCATTAAATAAACAAACATTTGTATCGTTGCGTGGTTGATCTTCTGTTCTAAACACAACAGCTTTCATACCTGGATCTGGTTTTTTCATATTAGAAAAATAAATTGCTTGTTTTGGTTTGTTAAATGGAATTGGATCGCAAAAACCTTTTTCAAAATTAAAACTAAATACTATTTCTGTTTTAACATTAGTGTTTGGTTCTTCTAAAATATCCATCGCAGATATTCTTATTATTCTGCTAAATTCTTGAAGCTGCATCGCATTAAAATGTATCTTGCCATTCATTATATTATAGATTGTAGCATGACTCATTTTTGTCCAACCAATAGGCATATCTCTTGTCAGAGCAGCAAACTCTTTTGGTGTTTTTCCAAAAGAATTAAAAGCTGAAATTAATCTACCTAATTGTTCTGAATATTTTTCTTCGGTACTAATAGAATTATCAATATCTATTAAATGTTTTGTATCATCGTCTTTATTCACAAAGTATGAGTTCTCCTTGTTAAAGTTTTTGTCTAGTAAATGTTTTTGTGTAATCATCTATGCGACACTTTCGGTGGTGCTGTTTGTTGGTCTGTATAAAAACCATTTTGTGAACCCAAACCAAGACTTGTTCTTCGTGAAGTTGCAGAATTATAATAAAAAAATCTTTTTGTTATTAAATCAGTAAAAGATTTCCAAACTAAATTAAGCATATTATTCTATTAATAGCATTTAATTCTATAATCAAATAAAAAATAAATTATTTTGTTGAAATTCTAGGATCGTAGAATTATAAGCTATTATGACTTTAAAAGAGTGGCAAATCCTAGAGAATATAAAAACTCTATCAGAATTGGCTAAAAGACTCAAAGTTGCTGAGTCCTCTAACCCAGCGAGGTTAGTACAAAGATGGTTAAATGGCGAGTCTATGCCAAGAAATCATCATTTATCTTTAATATTTAAGGCAACTAATGGCAAAGTTACAGCAAACGACTTCCTTACCTACTAATATTAGAGTTGGAAGTTTTGATATAAAAATTAAATTACAGCATAACCTGACAAATATGTCAGGCGATGAAGGTAGTTATATTGAGTCTGAACAGACTATTTTACTTGATAAATCCTTAATAGAACTAAAAAATAGCTATAGCCTTGCTTTAATTTGGCATGAAATTTGCCACGCCATCTTTTCTCAATATTCCTTATCAGGTCAAGTTGAAGAAATTACTGTTAATAGTTTTAGTCAGGGAATTGTCCAAGTGCTGCGTGATAATCCTATATTTGAAAAGTGGGGTAAAGAATGCATTACTTAACGCAAGAAGAAATTGTTGGAGTAAAAAAACTCCTAAAAGTAACAAACACACCATATATTGTTAAAAACTTATCCGTACATAATTCATTGGCTGTTATTGCCATTAAGGTCTGTTTGGTTCATGGCATTACTTTGGCTGAATTAAAATCTGAGAAAAGAAACAGACATTTATTATTAGCTAGAATAGATTTTTATTATATTGCAAGCAATTACACCAAGAAAAAAGATGCAGATATTGCTCGTTATTTAAACAGACATCATACAGTTATTATTCATTATGCGAAAAAACATAAGCCAAGTGCTGATTATAAAACTATCTATGGACTCCTTGATCAATAATGCTGCTCGAAAAATGGCATTTAGTTAAACGAGTTAATGCTGATATTCATGTCAACAGCTCGGCTAGACGATTAATAGTATTTTTATTAGATCGTGAAAATTCAAAAACTAAAGCATTGTTCCCCAGCCAAGAACGACTCTCCGAAGATACAAATCTGTCGGTACGTCAGGTCATACGAGGACTTAAAAGTTTAATTGATAATGGATATTTGCAAATTATTAAACGAGGTTGTCCAGGTCGAGCTACCCAATACAGAATTATACACATGACAAAAAAGGTAAAGACACATGACAAAAAGGGTAAAAATATCCTGTCAGAAATGACACACCAATCCTCTTATAAATCCACTTATATTAATCCAGTAAAAAATCTTATCAACAAGGTGGTAAAGAATACTAATGCGAATTATGTAGCAGCCAAGCAAGGTCTAAAGCAGCCATATAATTCTAATGACATGATAGCTCAACGATTGCTGCAAAAAACGAATAATCCCATCTTGGTCGAACAATGGCTTAAATTAAAAACTGGCACTTGGGATGAACAAGAAAAAGCAGAAGAATTAGCGAGGTACTATCAATGCCTGAAATAACACAAAAAGATATTATAGATTTATTTGAAGAAGCAGCTCTAACAGATAGACGGCTTCCGTCTGCTTGGTCTAAGCAACGAGTTACGGCTTGGTTAGATTACAGACAAGAAAAAATGTATATGCATTCTTACGAAAAAGCTAATTTTAGAATAGTACCTAGTGCAAGAGATATTGAACGATGGCAAATAGCAACAGAAATATTAAAAGAGGTTGTTGAATCTATTGAGAATAAAAAGATAATATGGAGTCGAGCAAAGAAAATTCCTTTTACCCAGCTTGGTCGTATGTTTGGTATGAGTCGAAGAAAAATTAAAGAAGTATGGTTTGAAGAAATAATTTATATTCGTCTATGGTTGCAGCTTCATCAAAAAAATAAAAAAATTATGTACATCATTGACAAAATAGTACATAAAAAAACATATAATTAGATAAAGTATCTAAATAAGAAAAAGCCACTCGTTGAAGTGGCTCTTTTTATTTAAAGCTCTAGCTTTGCTTGGTCTATTATTTTGCTTTGTTTACAAATTCTAATAGTTTTTCAAGCTTTGGCTGCAAGTCGTTTTCATAGTCTGGATCATCTGCAAGTAATTTTGAAACTTCAACAACTGTTTTCACAGCTACTGCTTTATCAAATAGTTTAATTTGTCTTTGGTTCATTGTTTAGACTCCTTGTAATATTTTAACATTTGCTGCACCCATCTTGGAATTGGTTTAGCACCTGATAGCCAAGTTGAGACAATCACTCGATCAGATTGTGTAACTTGATCAAAGCATATACGAGATAAATCAGCTTGACTAATATCAAGCTGACTCATTAATTTTTTTAATTGGTTAGGTTTCATTAGTGTCCAAAGTGTGAATTTGTTTGATATAGTGGCTGTCCATCCCATAAGGAAGCACTAGCGAAACTATATACACTAACTGAATTATATAAACTATTAACAACTTTTATCATTGGTTCTGCACCTTCTTTGATTGAACCAGCTGACACCTTGTCTTGACCATATTCACTGTCAATTTGATTAAAAGCGTTATTAAGTCTGATGATCTTAACTTTGTTTTTACCGATTTTTTCTAATACTCTGTAAAAATCAATGTTAGTTTGATCATAACCCCAAGAACAATATAAAACATCATCAACATTTAATTTATGAGGTTTAAATCGTTCTTTTCGTTGAGCTTTAACACTCGCCTGTCTTTCAAGGCGATTGGCAATAGTTTCTTTAACTTTTAAAAATAATCTTTCAGTATTATTAAATTTATAATACCAAGTATGATTAAATGATTTTTTAGTGAAGCACATAGCTTCTGTTTGATCTGCATTTACATAAAATAACAGATCAACTTCATCACTTGCAAGATTTGAAATATCTAAAAGACTATAATCTTTTGGAATATATCTTTTTGCAGCTATTAGTTGTTCATTCATAATTAAACATCCTTTCAATTACTCTTGTAATGCTAGGATTAATATAAGTCAAGGCATAATATATAAATAATTAAAAATAAATAATATGGTAGGCAGACCTAGTAAAAAAATACAATGTGAAGCACGAAGGAAGTATGACGGCAAGCAGTGCCAAGCAAAAGGCATATTAAAAAATAATGGTCGTTATATCTGCAAGCTTCATGGTGGCATGAGCTATGGTCAAAGAACTATTGAAGGCAAGATCAAAGCATTAATGAATTTAAAACAAAATAAAAATAAAACATATGAAGAAATCAAAAGAAATATTCAGCCGTATTATTGAAGCTGTTGAACTAGGCACAACATTGACGCAAGTTTGCAAATCAAAAGATATGCCAGGACTAACAACAGTTCATACTTGGATGAAGCAAGATCAGAAGTTTAAAGAGCAATTATTAGACGCTAGGCGTATCGGTGCTATGGTTTGGCTTGATAAGATGCAAGACATGGTCATGGATGATGTTGAACCAACTAAGGTACAATTACTTCGTGAAAGATTGCACCACTCAAGATGGGTAGCAAGTAAGCTAATCAGTATATTTGGAGACAAGCAAACAGTTGAGAATATTGGAGAGCCAATAATAAAAGTAGTGTGGGATGATGGCAGTCTTGAACGCAAACAGACAGGACTCGCACACGCTACAAGAAGTTCGGAAGCTGAAGATGACAAAACAAATGACACTAACACAATTAACTAAGGAATATATAGCTAGAGCAAGCGACTAGGTATCAATCAATCGTATATATACTGCCAAATTAATTGAAAAATGGCGGAAATGCGACCTCGATACCATCCCAACAGCCGTGCCATTGTTTTATATATATAATGGGAGAATTAGACACTCATGACCACAGACATAGTTGCTGCCGTATTTTATGACGACAATAAAGATACTGTAACAGTAGAATTAACAAATTTTTTAAATAAGGATGAAGCCATGGAAACGGCTAATCTTATTATAGCTGCACTAGGAATTACAAAAGTAAACCCAATTAAAATTACAGAAACTTTGCACTAATGAAGCTAATTAAGATACCTTATACGCCACGACCACAACAAAAGATGCTGCATCAAAAACTAGATGAGTTTCGTTTTGCTGTTGCCGTAATGCATCGTAGAGCTGGTAAGACAGTATTTGCGATTAACCATTTAATTAAGCTTGCACTTACAAGTAATAAAAAGAATTTTCGTGGAGCATTCTTTTCTCCAACGAGGGTGCAGTCTAAATTGGTAGCATGGGATTATTTAAAAGAATTTGCTAGAAAAATACCTGGCACGAAGTTTAATGAAACCGAGCTGCGTGCAGATTTTGCAACAGGAGGTAGGATAGCTTTATTTGGAGCTGATAATCCTGATGCCAGTCGTGGACAATATTTTGATTTCTGTTGTTGTGATGAATATAGTCAGATGGACTCCAGGATGTTTGCTGAAGTTATCAGACCAGCGATTGCAGATAGATTAGGTTCAGTTTTATTTATTGGAACGCCACAAGGAATGGGAAATAATTTTTATGATCTATTCCATGAAGCACAAAGTTTACCTGATTGGTTTACTTGTACCTTTAAAGCATCGGAAACTGGGTTAGTAGCAAAAGAAGAATTAGAGTCAGCAAGAAAGCTGATGACAGAATCACAATACCTTCAGGAATTTGAATGCTCCTGGACAGCAAATATTTCAGGTTCTGTATATGGTAAAATTATTGATCAGATGGAAGATGATAAAAGAATATCGAATTTTCCTCATGATCCTGGGTATGAAACAACTTGCTTTTTTGATTTAGGAATTTCAGACCAAACAGTTATATTATTTACGCAGCAAATTGGGAGAGCTTTGTATGTGTTTGATTGTTATTCAAATAATAATCAATCCCTAGCTCACTACGCTGACTATATAAAAAAAACTGGCTACAATATAAAAAATTATGTGTTTCCGTTTGATATAGAACAACGAGAGCTTTCGACTGGTCATTCCAGGAAAGAGTATGCGTATTCAATGGGAATGCGACCAATAAAGGTGTGTCCGAAACTATCCATAGAAGATGGTTTGCACGCTGGTCAGGTTTTATTAGCCAAGTCGTATATAGATCGATCTAACTGTAAACCTTTTTTGGATGCGATGAAATGGTATCATCGTAAATGGTTGGATAAGCAGCGAGTGTTTACAAAGCCAGTCCATGATTTTTCTTCGCATTATGCTGATGCGTGGAGAACAGCTGCCGTAGCTATTCAGGAATTAGACATGAATGAAAATAAAAGATTAGAAAAATTTGCACAAGGCACAAACTATAACCCTTTAGAAATAAGGAATTAAGACAATGGGATTTCTACGACCAAAATTACCTCCACCACCTCCACCTCCACCAGCACCACCAGTATTACCACCACCGAATGTAGAGCAGATGGAACAGAAAAAATTAAATGAAATACGAGAATTGACGTACCAAAAGAAAAAAGGGTACACCGATACTATTTTGACAAGTAATGAAGGCGATACAGAAACGCCTGAAGTGTACAAAAAAACTTTATTAGGAGGTTGATGTGGGTGCAAGTACAGCTCCTAAAGGTGGAAGGGGATCAGATGCTGGAGGTTATAAAGAAACCAATAGAAGAAAAAATGAAGTTAATCCTACTGCCTTACAAGGAATTAAAGATAAAGTAAAAAGTGATTTAGGATTATATACAAATCAACCTGGAGGAAGCTCTACACAAACAAAAACTTTAAGAGCTTATAATTTAAAAGGTAAAGATATGGATTTTTACGGAGAAGAAACCAGTAAATCAATTAATGAGCATTTAGTTAGTATAGGAGAAGCTCAAAGATCAGGTGGGGGAGGTTACATACTTACTTCAAAAGGATATGAAATGAAACATGGATCATATACTCCAGGACAAGCTCAAACGCCTGGAGCTATGGGAAGTGGAGATCCAAAAGGAATTTTAACATCAACGCCTATTTCTAAAAAAATGCTGCAATCACAAAATAAATTTAAAGGATTAGTAGTAGGTGCATTATCTTTAGGAATGCCAGGTATTGGAGCAACAGCGATGAGAGCTGATGCAGCTGTTGCGTTAAAAGATGCTGCACAACCAGACGCAGCATATGATGATTACACAAAAAAATTTAATGCTACGCAACAAGGTAAAAAATTTACCTCTCAAAGAAACACATCAGGAATAATTCAATTAGGATTAAGTAAAGGTAAAGATAAACTAGGGGAAATATTTGGAAATTAATTATGGATAATGCAAAAAAACTATCACATCAATTTGATAAACTAAAAGGCAAAAGACAAAACTGGGAAAGCCATTGGCAAGAAATAGCTGATTATGTTTTACCTCGTAGAGCTGATGTAAATATAACAAGATCACAAGGTGATAAACGCACCGAATTTATTTATGATGGTACAGCATTACACGCAGCGGAACTATTATCTTCCTCGTTGCACGGAATGCTAACAAATGCTGCTACACCATGGTTTAGTATGCGTTTTAAGAACGAAAATTTATCCATGGATGATGAAAGTAGAGAGTGGTTAGAGTCATGTACCCAAACAATGTATATTGCTCTTGACAGGTCAAATTTTCAACAAGAGATCCATGAACTTTATACAGATCTCGTTACCTTTGGTACATCATGTATGATGATCGAAGAAGATGAAGAAAAGTTTTTACGATTTTCTACAAGACACATTAAAGAAATTTATGCTTCAGAAAATGATAAAGGAGTGGTGGACACAATCCATCGTGAATTTAAAATAACAGCGAGAGCAGCATATCAACGATTTGGCGACAAATTACCTAAAAGATTAATTAAGGAAGCTAATGAAAATCCATATAATGAAATAACACTACATCATTGTGTACAGCCAAACGATAAACAAAATCCATATAAAATGGCAAGTACCTCCATGCCGTTTATTTCTATTTATTATGATCACGAAGATAAAAAAATAATTAGTACATCAGGGTTTAACGAATTCCCATTTGTTGTACCACGATGGTTAAAATCATCATCAGAAATTTATGGTCGTTCTCCAAGCATGACAGCTTTGGCAGATATTAAAATGATTAATAAAATGTCTGAAACAACTATTAAGGCAGCACAGAAGATGGTTGATCCACCTTTACTTGTGCCTGATGATAGTTTTGTATTACCAGTTAGAACTCAACCAGGAGGATTAAATTATTATCGTTCTGGTACGAGAGATAGAATTGAACCACTTAACATCGGAGCTAATACTCCAGTAGGATTACAATTAGAAGATCAAAGACGAGAAGCAATTAGACAAGCATATTTTGTTGACCAATTATTAATGTCGCAAGATGTACGAATGACAGCAACAGAAGTTATGCAGCGTAATGAAGAAAAAATGCGTTTACTAGCTCCAGTTTTAGGAAGGTTACAAGCAGAAATGTTACAACCTTTAATTACAAGATCTTTTAATATCATGTTAAGGAAAGGTTTATTACCAACACCCCCAGTCAGTTTGCAAGGCAGCACGATAGACATCGAATATGTATCTCCTTTGGCTCGTTCGCAACGTACTGGGGATGTGCAAGCAATATTAAGATCATTAGAAATTATCACACCATTGGCGCAGATGTTGCCAGTTATGGATTACCTAGACTCAGATAAATTAGTTAAACATATTACGGATGTCTTAGGTGTACCAAGAAAAGTTTTACGATCTGATCAAGAAGTTGCTAAGATTAGAGAAGAACAACAGCAAGCTCAACAGCAACAAGCACAATTAGATCAAGCATCACAAATGGCTGAAGCTGGAGGGAGAGCTGCTCCGTTGTTAAAGGAGTTAAGTGGCTGATAAGAAGCAAGAAGAAATACTTAAAGAAGTAAGAAGAAATTATAAAATAGTTTTTAGTTCTAAAGAAGGTGCTGCTGTTTTAGCAGACTTAGAAAATAGAACTGGAATACACAACTCTACTTTTGATCCTGATCCATATAGATCAGCAAACTTAGAAGGAATGCGAGCCGTTACATTATTTATTAAATCAATGTTAAAGGAGAAAAAGAATGGCTGAAGAACAGACAACTGCACCAGAAGTGCAATCTGAACCGACTATAAACGAACAAGCACCAGTAGAAACACAATCTTTTATTGATACGCTACCAGAAGATATACGAGAAGATGCATCATTAAAAAATTTTACTGATGCTGGACAACTAGCTAAAAGTTATGTCCATGCACAGCGAATGGTAGGTGCTGATAAAATGGCAATACCAACAAAAAATTTTACCGAAGAAGATTGGCAACAAACATTTTCTAAATTAGGTGTACCTGACTCCCCAGAAAAATATGACATTAAATATAATGTGGCAGAAGGTCAAAGTGATGAACCAGTTAAAAATTTTGTTGCGAATGCTCACAAGTTAGGTTTATTACCTCAACAAGTCCAGGGAGTATTAGATTACTATACACAATTAGAAACTGGAGCTGTTGAAACAGCACAAAAAGATTTAGAATTACAAAAAATAAATAATGAAGGCGAACTAAGAAAAGAATTTGGTTTAGCTTATCCTGACAAAATAAAATCGGCAAATAATGTTTTTAAAAATTTTTTTGCAGAAGATTTAGCTGATGTAAAATTACAAGATGGTACATCGATTGGTAATCATCCTGGTTTTATAAAAGCATTATCAAAAATGTCAGATAATTTTAGTGAAGATACAATTAGTGCTGGACAAGAAACAACTGGTAATTTAACACCTAGTGAAGCACAAAAAGAAGTTACAAATATCATGGGAGATCAATCACATCCATATTGGTTGAAAGATCATCCAGGTCATGCTGCTGCTGTTAAAGAAGTAGCTGATTTACAAAACATGATACATCCGAATTTAGAAGGGTAGTGCGAAAGCATCCTTCTTGACCATCTGAATAGTAGAGCAACTAACAGTTGTAAAATGCAGACGAACCTACCTGGTAGATAATTCATCGAAATTTTAACCTTAATTTGAATAGGAGGACTTATGTCTAATCAAATTACAACAGCTTTTGTACAGCAGTATGGTTCTAATGTACAAATGCTTTCACAACAAATGGGTAGCCGTTTGCGTGAAGCTGTTGATGTGGAAACTATTACTGGGAAAAATGCATATTTTGAACAAATAGGTTCTGTCGCTGCACAAGTGAGAACTTCTCGCCACGCTTCGACTCCACAAATTGATACTCCACATTCTAGGCGTAGAGTTAGTTTAGCAGACTACGAGTGGGCAGATCTTATTGATGATGCCGACAAAGTAAGAATGCTAATTGATCCTACATCTAGTTACGCAAAAGCAGCAGCTAATGCGATGGGTAGATCAATGGATGATGTTATCATCACAGCTTTGGGTGGCACAGCTTACTCAGGCGAAACTGGAGGAACTTCAGTTGCGTTACCTAGCACTCAAAAGTTTGCAACATCTAACCAATCAGATGGTTTAACGATTGCAAAACTTCTTGATGCAAAAAAGAAAATGGATTTAGCTGACGTAGATCCAAGCATAGCACGTTATGTGGTATGTGGAGCAACTCAAATAAGTGATTTGCTTAATACAACAGAAGTAAAATCTTCTGACTTCAATACAGTTAAAGCTTTAGCACAAGGTCAAATTGATTCTTTCCTAGGGTTTAAATTTATTATGTCAAACAGATTGAGCTTCGATGCAAGTAATACTGACGACAGATTAGTTTTTGCTTTCACAAAAGATGCGATCAAACTTGCCGTTGGCAAGGATGTTACAGCAAGAATATCTGAGAGGGATGATAAATCATACTCTACTCAGGTGTACTACTGTATGTCAGTTGGTGCAACTCGAATGGAAGAAGAAAAAGTTGTTCAGATTCCTTGTCATGAAGCATAGGAGGGTTAAGATATGGCTAGTGTAAAAAGTGTTGCAATAACAAATCTTGATGCTGTACCAGCAGTTAATTCTGATGGTGGCAACCTATCTCCAATGATGGTATGGCATGATACTTACGAAGCATCTTCTTTAGCAAGTGGTTCTGACATCACTATCGCAAGAATACCAGCTGGAGCAACTATTCACGATGTTATCGTGAAAGCTGATGCTCTTGGTGGCTCATCTACTTTAAAAGTAGGCGACTCAGGCGATGATGATAGATACCTTGCTGCTGTAGGTACTTGGAATGCTGCTGGACAAGCACAATCAATGTTAGCTGGCTCAACAGCTGCTAATACTGCTGTTGCTGGTTTAGGGTACAAAGTATCAAGTGCGACAGATCTAAAAATTACTACTGGTGGTGCAAGTATCACAGGTACGATTTATTTCTGGGTGTACTATACTCAATAAATATTATGGGGGGATTATTCCCCCCTTTTTTAATTTTAAACAAAAAAAATTATGGCATCAAAAGTAGAAATTTGTAATTCAGCTCTTAATATGTTGGGAGCAAATAATATTACCGACATTACAGAAGATAGTAAAAACGCAAGATTATTAAACCAGAGGTATGAACCCATTAGGGATGCTGTTTTTAGAACGCATCAATGGAACTGTTTAATTAAACGAGTAGAATTAGCACAAGATACTGATACACCTACGCATGAATATGCAAAACAATATACTCTACCATCTGATTGTTTACGAGTTCTTCGTATTGGTGGACACCATGACGGAAGCTCTAGTGATTTAGATGCTGGTCAAAGATTTAAAATAGAAGGCAGAAAAGTTATTACCGATGAAGCATCTGTTTTTTTAATTTATATTGCAAAAATTACTGATGTAAATTTATACGACACATTACTGCAAGAAACGATTGCTGCAAGACTAGCAGCTGAATTATGTTATGCTGTTACATCTTCTACTTCCCTGGCAAATCAATTAAAAGATTCTTATAATGAAAAATTACGAGAAGCTAGATTTACAGATGCAACTGAAGGTACAGCAGATAGTTTAGACTCTAGTACATTTATTAATTCAAGGTACTAATGGCAAAGCAAACGATAGCTTTTACAAATTTTACAGCTGGAGAACTATCTCCAAGACTTGATGGTCGTACAGATCTAGGTAAATATTTTAATGGCACAAAGACATTAGAAAATATGGTTGTGCATCCTCATGGTGCTGCAACTAGACGACCAGGTACAAAGTTTGTGCATGAAGTTAAAAGTAGTGCTGCTGCTACACGATTAATTCCTTTTGAGTTTTCGACAACGCAAACATATATTTTAGAATTAGGTAATTTATATATTCGTTTTTTTAAAGACAAAGGTATTATTACAGAAGGCGATAAAACTATTACTGGAGCAACACAAGCTAATCCTTGTGTCATTACTTCTAATAGTCATGGATTTACTAATGATGATCATGTGATTATTACAAGTGTTGTAGGAATGACAGAATTAAATGGTAAAACATTTATTGTTGCTAACTCTACAACGAATACTTTTTCGTTAAAAAATGTTGATGGTACGGCAATTAATTCATCTGCTTATACAGCGTATGGATCAGCTGGTACGGCAAATAAAATTTATCAAATAACAAGTCCATTTACGACTTCACAAATACCGACTGTTAAATTTGCTCAATCAGCTGATATTATGTACATGGTTCATCCATCACATCCGATACAAAAACTATCACGAACTGGACATACATCATGGTCAATAACAACACCTACATTAACAACCTCCGATGATGTTACTGTAAGTGCTGTTACAAAAGCTAATCCAGGAGTTGTAACCACAGCAAAAAGTCATAAGTATGTAAAAGGCGACTTAATTACTTTTACTGGTGTTGGTGGCATGACACAACTTAATGGTAATACTTATACTGTTGGAAATGTTTTAAATACATTTGATATAACAGGAATTACACAAGCTAATCCAGGTGTAGTAACTACATCTGCTGCACATAACTTAGCAGTAGGCGATGATATTTCAATAACAGATGTTAAAGGAATGACACAGTTAAACGATAATTATTATACTGTAAAAACTGTACCATCCTCGACAACTTTTTCTTTAGCAGATTCTGTTGGTACAAATTTAAATACAACAGGATATACAGCGTATTCTTCTGCTGGAACTGTTACGACTCCTGATACACGATTTGAATTACAAGATGCTTCAGGTACAAATTTAAATACCAGTAGCTACGGCACATTTAGTGCTAGTGGAAATGATATAGTAAATAAATTAACAGATCCATTATTAAATAAAACTACTGATACTTATCCAAGTTGTGTAACTTTTTTTGAACAACGATTAGTTTTTGCTGGTAGTAATAATGATCCTCAATCTTTATGGTTTAGTAAATCAGGATCATATGAAAATTTTACAACTGGTGTTAATGCAAGTGATGCGATGGTGTACACGATTGCATCTAATAAAGTTAATGCCATAAGAAATTTATCAGCTCAACGATCATTGATTGTAGGTACAGTAGGAGGGGAGTTTGTTGTTAGTGCATCTGGTACAACTTCGCCAATTACACCAACAAATATTCAAATACAAAAACAATCAAGTTATGGATCTGCGAATGTGGATGCTGTTCAAATAGAAAATGTTACAATGTTTTTGCAGCGTGCAAAAAGAAAAGTAAGAGAGCTAACATACAATTTAAACATTGACCAATACCAAGCTGCTGACATGACATTATTGGCAGAACATATTTCAGAAGGTGGTATTACAGAAATGGCATACCAACAAGAACCTGATAGTATTTTATGGTGTGTAAGATCTGATGGTACTTTACTTGGTTTTACTTATGCAAGAGCTGAAGAAGTTGTTGGATGGCATCGACATATTGTTGGTGGTGTATTTGGTTCTGGTCAAGCTGTTGTAGAAAGTGTTGCCACTATTCCAAGTGATGATAACGAAGATGAATTGTACATGATTGTTAAGCGTACAGTAAATAGTGTTACTAGACGTTATGTAGAATATTTAAATTTATTTGATTATGGAGAAGATCAAAATGATGCATTCTTTGTTGATAGTGGACTTACTTATTCAGGAGGTGCAACAACATCTATTACTGGACTCGATCATTTAGAAGGTCAATCTGTAACGATACTAGCTGATGGTGCAACGCATCCAAATAAAACTGTATCAGGTGGAGCAATAACTTTAGATAGATCTTCTACAAAAGTACATATAGGATTATCCTATACATCATTGTTACAAACAATGCGTATGGAGAGTCAAGGAAATGAAGCAACATCACAATCCAAAACAAAAAGAATTAATGAAGTTACGCTGCGATTACATGAAACTGTGGGGGTAGAAGTAGGTTCAGATTTAACAAACATGGAACGCATACCATTTAGATCAAGTGCAGCAGCGATGAGTGCAGCTGTGCCACTTTTTACTGGCGATAAGCAAGTAGAATTTAGGGATGATTTCAATACGGATGGTCATGTTTATGTTAGACAAACACAACCATTACCACTTACTTTAATCTCACTTTATCCAATAATTACAGTAAATGATGGCTAGATTACAATTAATAGATTTTAAAGCAGACCATGCACACATCATGGTTAATGGATTAATGAATGATCCGTTATTACAAATTGATGAAAAGTTACACAATCAATTAAACGGATTAGAAGTCGCTGATATGTCTTTCACAGCCATACACGATAATAATATTATTTGTTCAGGAGGTGTTATTCCTATTTGGGAAGGTGTCTTTGAAGGATGGGTTATGGGTACAGAATTAATTTGGCAACACCAATTTTCTTCTGCAAAAATAATTAAAATAGGAATGCAAAAATTAATTGAACATAATAACATTGTTCGATTACAAACTGCTGTCAAAAAAGATTTTATCTTAGGACACCGATTTGCAGAATGGTTAGGAATGAAACAAGAGGGATTAATGACTAAATATCAAAACAACGAAGATTACTATCGTTATGCGAGGATAAATGATTAGAACTCCTGGCTCTCCTGAAGATAGTTTTGCTTTTACTAATATAAATTATGATCCAGCAACAGCAGTAGTTGTTGGTACAGCTGTTAATGTTACAGGTAATATATTAGGTGGCGAAGCAGCGATGCAAGGTGGCAGATATACAGATGCGATGTATAAAAGAAACGCTGGTATTTATGATAGCAAAGCAGATTTAGCTCTTAAAATTGGCGAGAGAAATGTATCAATTTTTGATGATGCTTTTGAGAGTCAAATGGCTTCAACAGAAGCAGCACTTCTTAATTCTGGTGTACGAGCTGAAGGTACAGCATTAGAAATAATCCAACATAGTTACGGACAAGCAGAAATAGAACGACAAAATATTATGTATGATGCTCTTGTAGCATCGTATGATTTTAAAGAGCAAGCTGTTGGTGCAAGATCACAAGGCGACATGGCGATGTTTCAAGCACGATCACAACGAGCTAATGCATGGATTTCTTCTGTTGGTTCAGTCATAAGTACAGTTGGACAAATTGGATATATGAATAAAGCAGCTGCTAACGCAAAACTAATGATTGATGCACAAGCAGCAAATAATAATATGCTAACAGATATGATGACAACAAACACTATGGCTCTTACTGATTTAAATAACACTTTAAATAAAAATTTATTTGATAGTGCTATTAATAATTCCATAAAAGCATTAACTGATCCATTAGGACTTAGTGAGCATGGCAACTTATTAAAGGATGCAAAATAATGGTACAGATTCCAGTTTTTAATGCTTCCCAAACTTCTTCTAAAATACCTGGAGTACCAACTGGTGTAGCTAATCCAACAGCTGCTGCTGTATTGCCGTATCAGGCGATGGCTAATGTTGGCGAAACAATTTTAAATCAAGGTATAAGAAGCTACGGACAAGACTTAGATTTTAAAACAAAAAAATATGAATTAGATAAAAATCTACAAACACAAAAATATAAATTATCTAAAGAAAAAGAAATTAAAGAATTTGAAATAAGAGAAAAATATCAATTAGAAAATTATAAACAAAACGAAGAATTAAAATTAACATGGCAAGAAAATAGAGTTAAGTTACAAAGAGAAACAACAATTAAAAATGGTTTAAATGACTTAACAAAAATATTTCATCAAATGACAACAGAAGCACAAAACAATCCTGATACAGATAGTGCTATGGATGCCTGGGATAAAGGCATGAATGATGCTTTTGAAAATGTTAAAAATGGAATAAAAGATGAGTACACTAAAAAATTATTTGAATTAGAATACAATGATAAATATGTTGCTGAAAGATTAACAGCTGTTGACTCAGTTGATAAAAATATTTTACAAAATAATTTAATTGCTTTTGAAGATCAGGTTGATACGCTTAAAAATGAAGCGTTATACGGAAGTAATGGTAATATTAAAACACAAGCGTGGTTAAAATTATTTGGCGAAAATTCTATATTTGATCAACGACACAATAAAGGAAATTTAAAAATAAACGGCAAGCCAGTATTACCTCATGTTTATAAAGAAATAATTAAAAAAGAAGTTTTTGAAACACAAGGCGATTTACTTTCTAAAAATTCTCCTGATCGTTTTTTAACATTAAAAGAAAATGGATATTGGAATGATAAATTAAGTGATACAAAAATTGGCGATTTTACAGATCAAGCTAATCGTGTTTTAGCAGCAGAACAATCAGCTTACTTAACAGATTTACGATCACAAAAAACATCGTTTAATTCAGCTGTTACAGATTTTACTGATCCAGGTAATCCTGATTATTTTGGCAATTTAGCTCAATATGATACCATGCTAAATAATGGAATTAATCTTGTTCAAACATTAAATGCTGCTGGATTAAAAAATGAAGCTCAAAGTGTATTAAACTCTTTAAAAGATTTAGAGTCAGCTAAACTTAATCATAATGTTATTTTAGATCTTAAAGATCAACCATTAGATGTAATAAGAGATAATTTAAAAGCATTAAAATCTTTAAATCAAGCAACATCAGGTACACATGATCATGATCAACGAATGATAGATCTTGAACCACACATAGAAAAATTAATTACTTACATGGAAAGTAATATTGAAAATAATGCGATTGGTATTGCTGAAAGTACAGGTATGCAAGTGCCAGTATTAGATTTTTTAGAACCTGATATAAATAAATTTGCTGAGTCAGCACAAGGGTATAATCAATTTGTTTTAGCCAATACAGATAAATATCAATTACCAGCACACCAATTTTTTCGAGAAGAAAATCTTTTTAAATTTAAAGAAGTTTTTGATACTGGTAATAAAGAAGAAATATTAACTTTAGTTAGAAATATCTCTTTGGTTGCTGGCACAAACTCTAATGATGCATTTAGACAACTTGGTCAAAAGTCGCCACTCTTTGCACACATGGGAATGATGATGATGTTAAATAATGGAGCATCAACTGAAGCAACAGAAATGATGGTTAATGGGTGGATTGGTTCTCGTAACCCTGACAATGCAGCTCTTGTAAAAAATATTCCTAATAAAGACTCAACAGATTTTAAAAATAAAATTACTGGTATGTTTAGTTCAGCTTACTTTGATACTGTACCTGAAACATATAATCAAATAACAGAAGCATCACAGTATATCTTTACGGACATGGTGTTAAATAATGTTGGATTACAAACATTAATTAATGAAGGAGAATTTGATGATGATGCTATACAAGAAGCTTTAACAACATCAATTCAATATGCAGCTGGTATGGTTAAAAAAGGAAGTACCTTTAATGGTGGTATTGAAATGTTTAATGATACACCAATTATTATTCCCCAGCACAAAGCAAATGGTTCTTTAGATAGTTTTGACATGACAAATCCTAATGGAGATACACCTTCCTTAGAATTCTTATTAGAAAATTATTTAACTGATGATATGTTATTTACAGCAACGGCAACAGTAGGCGATCATCCTATTCATGAAAAAGCTCATTATAATAATATGCCTTATGATTTTCATACAAATAAAGAAATAACAGCTGCTGATTTATTTACTGTTGAAGGTGGGTATGAGTCTATTTATTTAGAAACAGCTGACTACGGAGAATATTATATTACGAGAGGTAATCCTGGTTCTCCTGGAGTAGAAACTTACATGAATAAAAAACAAGAAAAAGTTACGTTAAATATTAATCGTATTTTACCTTTATTGCTTGCTGCACATAAAGAAAATCCACAAATTATTGTTGAAACATCAACAGGAATATACTCATCAACTATGGGTATGGCATCAGGAATGTAAATGGAATATAAAATAGACTGGGATTTTATTTCTTCTTTGGAAGGAAAAGGAGCAAAACATGGTTATGTACCATCGGATAATTCTGGTGTTACGATTGCTACTGGTTTTGATTTAAAAGAAAAAGATGAAAACTTTTTTAGAAGTATAGGATTATCACAAAATATTATTGATAAACTTATTTCTTATGTTGGCATATCAGGTGCAGAAGCAGAAGAATTTATTGCACAAAAACCTCTTATCTTAGAAGATAATGAAGTATCTGAAATAGATCTAGCAAGTAAAAACTTTTATGCTCACAGCATCGCAAAAGATTATAATAACAGAAATCCTAAAGTTAAATTTGAAGATTTAGAACCTTACCAACAAACAATAGTAGCATCTGTTGGTTTTCAATATGGAAGTTTTAATCGTAAAGATGGCTCTCCTATGAATTTTATTCTACAAGCAACAAGTGGCGATTGGGATGGACTTGTCAAAAATTTACAGAATTTTCAAGATCAATTTCCTACACGAAGAAATAAAGAAGCAGATTATTTTATAGAAAAGAGTAAAAAAAAAAGTCTAATTAAACCTGACTCAAAAATTACATTATTAGATAATGAATTAAAGCGTGAAGCTTTAACAATGGGAGGATCAGATTTTGATTTAATTACTAATCAGTATGTCGATGATAAAGTTAAAAAAGATATAACAACACCAAAGGAAAAAAGTTTTTTATCTGAAGTACATAATAAAATTAAAGATTTTAAATATAATATTAAAGAAAAAGAAAAATTTAAAACAAACACCTTAAAGGATGAAAAGAATAATTTAGAAGTTACACTTGATGTACCTAAACAAATAACACCAACAAAGCATTTTGTTAAACCAGATGAAAACAAAACATTTTTTTCTGACACAACAGATAAACGATACCGAGGAAATAATAAATTAGCTTATTCCAAGCCATATCAATTAGGCGAAATTTTTGAGTCAAATTTAAATGATATGAAGGAATATGGTTTATTTACATCTTCCTATAATGGTTTGGTTGATGATTGGGAAAAAGTTGTAGAAGAAGTAAGTCATGTATTTGGTGTAGAGATACCACACTTTGAGGATTATATTCCTGAAGTTGATGATCAATATTTAATTTCTCCATCAGATCCAACTGGTATTGGTTTTGCTTTTAATGGAAAAGATGTTGCAGCTAAAGCACCTTATAAAGAAAAGATTGCATATTTAGATAAAGTTATTGCACAGCTTATTAAAGATAATCCTGATAAAGCATCTGATTTTAAAGGATATGAACATTACTTTGCTTTACGTTCAGCAGAAGCAAAACAATCACAAGAAGATATTGCGATTGCTGCGATGTATGCAGACTCAGGATGGGATAAATGGGGTGGCTCATTATCAGGTGTTGGATGGGGTGCATTACATGATCCAGTTGTTTTAGCAAGTTTACCAGTTTCCATGCTTGTTGGATGGGAAGGAAGTATTGCTGTTGCAACGATGCGAGTAATGGCTCTTGAAGCTATTATTGGTTCTGTATCAGAAACACTTATTCAAACACAAGTTGTACCTTACAAACAAAAATTAGGTTTAGATTATGACTGGGGGGATGCTTCCAAGATAATTGGTACAGTTGGATTAACGAGTAGTGTATTTGGTGGAGCAATCACAGCTGGTGGTAAAGGTTCAGTTGCTGCTTATAAAGCTATTGAAAAAACTTTAGCAAAAACTAATCCAAATATTGCAGCAAAAATACTTGGTAAAGAATTAAACAGATTAGTAGATGAAGGTGCAGATCCTAAATTATTATTAGAATATTTAGAAGGAAGAATTGCGTTACTAAATCCAACAGAATTAGTACAACTATCAAAATCATTACCTGAAACTATTATTGTTAATCCTAAATATTCCCAAGCCATAAAAGATTTAGAAAATAATATTTTAAATGAAGCAGAAAGTCCGATTGAAAATACTGTTGCTGGAAAAAATGAGCATAATGAAAGACACAATAAATCGATTGAAACAATACTGCGTAATGAAGAAGTAAGTATTCCTGATCAACCAATTAATAAATTAGATATAGATCCTGATAGACCAATAGTAAATCATGTTAAATTAGATCCTGATCAAATTGAAGTTGATGCAAAAACTTTTCAATTTAAAACTGGTGGAGATAGCAAAGGTGTTTTAGAAAAATTACAAGGTGTTGAAAAATGGGATCATAATGCAGCTGGTACTGTTATGGTTTTTGAAAATGCTAATGGTAAATATTTTATTGCAGATGGACATCAACGATTAGGTTTAGCAAAAAGAATTAAAGAAAAAGATCCATCACAAGATGTCTATTTAATGACAACCATAAGACGAGAAGTAGATGGTCATACTCCTGAGAGTACAATGGTTGAAGCGATGTTAATTAATGTAATTGCTGATACAGCTAAAGCTCCTGATGTAGCAAGAATATTACTTAAAATGGGGGAAGCTGGAACGGCTGCTTTATTAGAAGGTCGAGTTAAACCTTCCCAAGCATTATGGAGTAACGCTACTGGATTATATCGTTTAGGCGATGAAGGATTTGAATTTTGGCTGCAAGGAAATGTTAAAGATAATATTGCTGCACAAGTAGGACATATTATTGATGATCCACAAGCGTCTATTAATATTTTAAAGATATTAGAAAAAGCTAAACCAGCCGATATTGTTGAAGCTCGTATGATGATTAGACAAGCTTTATCAGCTGGATTGTATGAAACAAAACAAGTTGATTTGTTTGGTACAAGTGTCATGAAAAATACACTCTTTGTAGAACGAACAAAGGTGTACAAAGCAGCACTAAATAATCTTAAAAAAGAAAAAGGAATATTTAAGGCATTAGTTGAGAATGATACTAAAATTAAAAAAAGTGGTAGAAATAAACTTGATACAAAGTATAATCAGAAAGAGGTAGAATTAAATGAAATCGCAATCCAAAAACTCGAAAAGCTTGCCAATAGAAAAGGACAACTCTCCGATGATCTTACAGCCAGCGCAAAACTCTGGCGTGATGGAAGCAAGCGAGAAGCAGTTGAATCTTTTAAAGAAGCTATCATTTCATCAATTAAACGAGGCGATCACAAGGGGATTGATGCAGTCGGAAGTGAACGCAATATCTATGCTTCGCAATCGAAAGCTCCAGTACGACAAAAACCAAAAGAAAATATTATAACTGAAAAGTTAGAAACTTTTGATAATCCTCAACAATCAGTAAAATTTATAAAAGAAGCTGATGATCAGTTAGAAGAACTTAAACTAGAAGTAGAAGCTTCAGGTAAAGATAAAACTTTAGATACATCAACAGCATCTGTTAAAACCCAAGATGAGTTTTTCCAAACAACTACTGCTGAACCACCATCATCTGTTTTTGCTAAAGCCAATAAAGAGCCATCCCAATCTCTAGGAGAAGTAGATAGTTCTGTTGGTTCGGTTAAATTAATTTCAGGCACAGATCACACAGTATTACAATCGAGTAACAATGTCAAATTTTTACTTTCCCAAGCAAAAAAACAAAGAAAAAATATAGAAAACTCTTTAATTCAAATTGCTGAAAATTTTGAAAATACTAAAGTTGTTGTAAATCTTAAAAAACCAAAAAATTTAAATGATAAAATAGCACAAAAAAAGGCATTACATGGCGATGAATTTGATGCTTCTCTTATAGGAGATATTGCAAGAGGTCGTATAAACGTTAGCTCGTTAGATGATCTTTATGCCTTAGATATTTATTTAAAAAATAATTTTCAAATAATTAAAAAAACTGATTATTTTGCTACACCTAAAGAAGATACTGGATATAGAGGTATTCATTATCAGCTTGTTACAGAAGATGGTTTGGGATTTGAGTTACAAATACATCATAAAGAATTAATTGATGTTATTGATAAACTTAGAAAATTACCAAATGCTTCTTATAATAAATATAAAAGTGTAAGTAAATTAACTCCTGAACAAGAAGCAGATCGTATTAAAATTGCAGCTGGAGAGAAAAAAATAATAGATGCAAAATTTGCTGAATTAGAATTACAAGCAAAAGGATTACCAGAACAACAAGCAGCTGGTGGTATGTTTGATGAGTTTGAACGAAACCAACTTAACTTAACAGATGAGGTTTTAATGGGAGATAAAATTGATCCAGATGGTGCATTAGTGCCAAATATAAAAACTTTAAAACAAGTAATTGATGATGTTGAAGATGATGGAAATATCATTGACTTCTTAAAAGATTGTCCAGGTATAAAATGAGTTTAGTAGATTGTATAATTAAAGGTTCAGATCAAGGAATTATATCAGCTGAGAAGCAAATGGATATGATTAATGATTTTGAATTAAATAAAGAAAAATATTTAAAATTAGGAATGTCAGAAGGTGCAGCTGAACGACAAGCTGGTATAGATACTTTTGATAAAGTTAAATATGATAAAGCTCGTAAGATACAAATAGCAACTATTAACGCAAAAAAACAAGCTGCATTTAATTATCAAATAGAAAATTCAGGCATGAACCCAGGAGAAGTAATGGAACGCTTCTTTGGTCAAATGGAAGTACGAGAAGGTTTAAAGTTTATTAATAGTGTTGAAGATCAAATTTATTTTTTTCGAGCAATAGCACAAAAAGAATTTGGTAAAATATTATTTGAATTTAATCAAACAGCTACTGGTGGTGTTAAAAAGAAAGCTGGTCAAATGCAAATGGTAAGAGAAATAGTCGAGCCAGGCACAACTAAAAATAAATCAGCACAAGAATTAGCTTTGGCATGGACTAGAACATCAGAATTATTACGCAAAATGTTTAATGAAAGAGGGGGTAATATTCCTAAAATGGAAGGGAATTACTTACCTCAATTTCATGATAAAGATTTAATTGCTGCTGTTGATTTTGAAACATGGAGAGATTTTATTCTTCCTCGTTTAGATTTAGAACGCATGATTAATTATCGTACTGGACAAGCTTTTTCTCCTGAAGCTTTAGAATTAGCTTTAGCTAAATCATATGATGGTATTATTTTTGAAGGTGCAAATAAACCAAGTGTGCATCAGGGTTATGGTGCTGCGATGTATAATAAAAGAATAGATCATCGTTTTTTTCATTTTAAAAATGCTGATGCTTGGCAAGAATACAATGCCAAATTTGGTGGCGATAGTTCTCCTTTTGATATTATGGTTGGACATTTTGAAACCATGACAAGAGATATAGGAATGATGGATGTATTAGGTGCTAATCCTGATGCGATGGTTCGTTGGATGGGTTCAAGAGTAAAACAATTACAGCGATTAGAAATTAAAAAAATGTCGCCAAAAGATTTTAAAAAATACGAAAACAAAATGAACCAACATATTAATAGTGCAGAAGCGATGCATATGTATTTAAAAGGTTCTCTCCATGCTCCAGTTAATAAAGGTATTGCTGTAACAATGGCATCTTTAAGAGGAGTACAAACAGTTACAAAATTAGGATCAGCTCCAGTATTAGCTTTAGGCGATGTAAACTTTGCTCGTACAACAGCTGCTTTTGCTGGATTGCCACAAGCAAGATTTATGGCAAGTCATGTTAGACAAATAATGACATTACCTGGAAGTGAATGGAGAAAGATAGCAGCAACAAGTGATGTTGTTGCCGATAGTTATATGAATGTATCTTCTTCATCAGCAAGATTTACAGCTGATATGACGGAGCAAACAGAAGTAATGCGTAGAGTTACCGATGCTTCGTTAAAATTTTCTGGTTTAAATTGGCAAACACAAGGAGGAAAGAACGCAGCTGGTTTAGAATTTATGGCACAACTAGAAAGATTGCCTAGTAACTTTGATAAATTACCAAAACATTTTCAAGATTATTTAGAAATGAATGGCATAGGCAAAGATGCCTGGAGAATAATAAAAGAAACAGAACCATGGGAAGCAAGACCAGGAGCAAAGTTTTTACAACCCAGTGATATTTTAAACAGATCAGATTTATCTAAAGAAGTTGCAGAAGAATTATCAAAAAAATTAATGATGGCAACTAGACGATTTGTTGCTTTTGCCGTTCCTGAAGTTAATGCAAAATCTGCTACATCAGGTTTAATTGTTGGTTTAGGAAAAACTAAGTCAGGTACAGCTGAAGGGGAAGTGATGCGTATGATATTACAATTTAAACAATTCCCAATGACTTTTCATCACACACATATTATGCGTGGATTAACTCGTAATGGATTATCAGGCAAAGCAAAATATTTAGTACCATTAGTTATTTCTACAACCTTAATGGGAGCATTAGCTTTTGAATTAAAACAAGTATTAAAAGGAAAAGATACAACAACTGTTGAAGGATTAACTGATCCTAAATATTGGCTCAATGCTATGATACATGGTGGTGGTTTAGGATATTATGGCGATCTTTTATTTGGTACAAGGTATAGTGCAGCTTCAGGACTTGCTGGTGTACTAGGTGCTACTCCAGCTATGCTCTTTGATATATTAGGTTTAACAACTGGTAATATTTATGAAGGTATTTCAAAAGATAAAGATATGAATATTGGTGCAGATTTATCAAGTTTTATGAGAAAACATACTCCAGGATCATCGCATTGGTATTTACGACTAGCGATGGAACGATTAATTTTTGATACATTACAAAAAATGATTGATCCAAAATGGAATAGAAAAAAGAAACAAAAAATAAAACGAACAAAAAAATTACAGAATACAGATTTTTGGTGGCGACCTGGCGATATTATGCCTGACCGACCTCCAAGTTTTTTTTAAAAATAGTTGAACACTATTGACAATTAATATATGAAATAACGATAAACTAATCGATACATATCGATAGTTACTTATTTCCCAAACATTAAAGGACTACAATGACAATTTCTAGCACGACTACGAAGAATTCGTATAGTGGTAATGGATCTACTACAACCTTTGCTTATGGGTTTTACATACCAGCATCAACAGATATACAAGTAATTGTAAGATCTGCTACTGGAACGGAAACAGTAAAAGCTGAAGGTACTGGATCAACTAACTATGCTATTACAAATGTTGGCAACGCCAGCGGTGGAAACATAGTATTTGTAACTGCACCAATATCAGGGGAAACAGTTGTACTTCGAAGAAATACAGCAAAGACACAAGCAACTGATTATGTTGCTAATGATCCTTTTCCAGCAGAAACACATGAGGATGCATTAGATAAACTAACAATTATTGGTCAAGATTTACAAGAGCAGATTGATCGTTCATTAAAAATTTCAAGAACGAATACAATGACTTCAACAGAATTTACTGTTGGATCAACAGATCGTGCATCAAAGATTTTAGCTTTTGATAGTTCAGGAGAATTATCCGTTACCCAAGAATTAGGTACAGTAAAAGGTAACTGGGCTGCATCAACAGCTTATGTTGTAAGAGATATAGTTAAAGATACATCCACTAATAATATTTTTATTGCTTTAACAGCTCATACATCTTCTGGCTCACAGCCACTAACAACAAATACAGATAGTGCTAAATGGAGTTTATTAGTAGATGCTGCATCGGCAACTACAAGTCAAACTGCTGCTGCATCAAGTGCTACTGCTGCTGCAAGTTCTGCAACAGCTGCTGCATCATCCGCATCAACTGCATCTGGTCATAAAGATACTGCAACGACAAAAGCAAGTGAAGCTGCATCATCCGCTACAGCTGCGGCATCATCCGCTACGTCTGCTGCTGCAAGTTATGATAATTTTGATGATAGATATTTAGGAGCAAAATCTTCTGATCCATCTAATGATAATGATGGAGATAGTTTAATTACTGGTGCTTTATATTTTAATACATCAAACAATGTAATGATGGTTTACACAGGAAGTGCCTGGGTAAGAACAACACCAACATCTTCTAACCAAACAAATATTAATACTGTTGCTGCTGATGCTACTGATATTGGAAATGTTAGTGGTAGTATTTCTAATGTTAATACTGTCGCTGGATCAATTTCAAATGTTAATACAACTGCTGGATCAATATCCAATGTTAATACAGTAGCTGGTGCAATAGCAAATGTTAATACAACTGCATCTAATATTACTGGAGTAAATAGTTTTGCTGATAGATATAGAGTAGGATCTAGTGATCCATCTTCTTCACTTGATGAGGGAGATCTATTTTATAACTCATCAGATAATGCTTTAAAATATTACAACGGATCATCCTGGTCATCTATTGTTGCTGATACCGATGTTAAAGTTCTTGTAAGTTCAAATGACTCAACTGCTGGTTATTTGAATGGTAAATTAGTTGCTGGTACAGCAATTACTTTCACAGAAAA